GTTCATTACTGCCTTGTTCACGGGCATAGACAGTTTCTCCCCTGTCTGGGCTTTCGTAAATGTATGTTGCGCCTGGTTTAAGATTACCCATTTACCAACACCTAGTATAGTTTACTATCTCACTTTGGCGACTAACTTCTTTAACAAAGTAAGCACAGGTAGGATTTTCACCACCGTGTAAAGGTGTACATAGAAGTTGTCCTGGTTTCATCTTTGGAAAGTACCATTTAACATCTTGATAGACATTAATAATATCAATGTCAAAGAACTCTGGACGATAACTACTTAATGGGTTGAACGTGTATGTACGGAATCCACGATCATTAAGACTGGTTAGTGGTAGAATTTCCATTTCAGGACCTTCTGGATCACCAACAATCGTACACCAATCCAATGGCATGGTGATTTCATTTTCACCAATCCTTAGTACTACAGCAGGACCTGTGAATGATTCTAAAAAGATCAACGGTAGATAAAAGTAGTCTGGATTATTATTATCGCTGTTGTCTAACACAGCATAACGTAGGTCCTCGTCTACTTCATCAGGTAAATCATTTAGATAAAACGTTTTGTTTTCTAGCGTGAGTATTTGCATTAGTATTTGACCTTTTCAATCGTGAACGGATATTTCGCATCTTTGTAAAATTTCTTTCTCTCAGTGAGGTGACGTTTGGCATATTTTGTATTGGCAGTGATGTCCCAGATTTGAACAAAGTCTTTGTCGTCGGCTTTTCTAATGCCTCGCCCAATACTCTGTATAACCCTTGTAAAGCTCTTTCCGGGCTCCAAAAGAACCAAGTTAAAAATCCTAGGGATATTAATACCCACAGCGGCCACACCATAAGTCGCCACAATAATCTTATTGTCACTGGTTTTAATTTCATCATATTCTTCTTTTCTGTCTTTAGTTTTTACTGCGCCACTGATAAAAACGCTGTCCGGTATTTCATTAACTAAAAACTTTCCAGACTCGATTCTATCAACTAAAACAAGAGTATTGCCTGATTCAGCAATGCCCTTAATAACATTAGATACCCAAGACATCCTATCCTCATCTGTGACTAGATATTTTAGTTCTTCTGGGTAACTACCAAACTCTTTCCACTCTTGTGTCTGTATAATATTCACATGGCACTGACTTAATATACCTTTTTGTTGCAGTTCGTGTGCGCTGACTCTACCAATAACATTACCTAGACTACAACGAATGCTTTCAAATTCTAATTCATCTTTTGGTATTGTACCTGTTAATCCCCAACGTATTGGTGCATTGGCAAAATTAATAGTTAATAATTTCTTTAATACATCTGCTTTGGCTTGATGTACTTCATCGATAATGATTGTTTTTACACCATCTAAGAACTCTGCTAGGGTTAATACTGCATCATCATTATGTGATTTCTTGTCTAATATGTTGAGACTTTGCCAAGTACAAATGGTGTGTGTCTTACCTAGTTCTTTACGATCACCATAGTATACTCCAACATCTAGTCCCACGTTGACAAAATCTTCTTCAGTTTGTTCAACTAATGATTTATTAGGTACTATGGTAATGGTGCGTCCATACTTTTCACATATCCTACTCAAGGTAGCAGTCATGATAGTTTTACCTGCACCTGTGGCAACTTCTTGTAGGGCTTGTGGATTTTCTAAAAATCTATTAACCACCTCAACTTGATCATCACGCAGTCTAATAGGTTCACCAGCGAAACGATGTCCTGGAGGCCAGCACATGTCACCCCAATATTCTTCTGTAATCTTTTCAAACTGTAACGGCTCTGCTACACGTAGGTCTTCAACTTCGATATAATATCCCCATTGCTCAAGCAAGGGTAATATCTTATCTAACAAGCTGACATAGGTTGTTCCACCTAGTCCAAAGAAACTCACACATCCGTCCCATCTGCCTAGACGATATGCTGGTTGATAACGTGCAGATTGCTGAAAATACTTGAACTTCTTTACTAGTTCTTTTCTAGTATCAAGGTCAAGTCCTTCAATTTTACAATTGACTTCGTCGTTGATTATAATGTGTGCGGTCGCCATATGCTCTGCGTAGTTGGTCTCTTTAAACTATAATACACTAAATTTTGGATATTTTCAACCATAGTGGACATAGTGTGATGCATGTAGTTGTAGTATCCTAGGTTGATCACTGTTTTAAATTTTAATCCAGATTTGATCAAAGGTTTTGTAATTTTAGTGCTAACAAATACTATTTTTGTATCTGTGGTTACAGGATTGTTCAATCCGTTTTCTTTTATGTAGGCGTTAAATGATGCCTTGTCATTGGGCAAGCGAAACATCACACTGATCTCTTCGCTGGTAATTCCTTGCTGTTTAATAAATTCTGCCCAGATTTTTATAGATGCTAGTTCACTACCACCTGGTATGATTATCATAGTAGGACCACCATAGTTAATTAGATCAGTAAATGAGTTTACATCTACTACAGCACTGTCCACCCACACAGATTCATATATAGAATTATTTGATAATAATTTCTTAGTCACAGGATTAACATGTTCCATGGCATCGTCAACATCATCACTCCATGATGTTACACCATGATCACGAGCAAAAAACAATGCATGAACAAGATCATCTGTGTCTAACTGTGGAACTTTACTATGAGCATTGGCTAAGATATATCTATCATTGTGTGATATAACCATGGGCAAATGATATTCAATATCATTGCGTATCTTTGTTACTTCTGCATAGAGATCTAAAAAGTCTTCGCTGAACTGAAACCCTCCACGTATTAGTTGATCGCCAACCCACGTGATAGCAAGTTCAGTTAAATTGAATTTCCATTTTCTAAGACCGGGATCCCAAGTGCCACGATGTAGCTCGTGTAACTGGTCATTACGCTTGCGAAATAGGTCAACTAACTCTTGTTCAAAAGGAAATTCTACTAGAATATGTCCACCTTCAACAGTGACTTGTTTATTTGTAGATAATACTCTAAATGGCGTGCGCCATTTTGGTTCATTTAATATTTGATCAATTTCTTCAACTGCTTTACTAAAAGTGTCTTTATACTTGGTTAATAGTCTGATAGCCAATGTCCCTTGTTTTTCTGTAAAGGGAGTTCTGTGATAGTTGGCTTGATCATGTAGACTATATAATATATCTAAATCAGTTTGTGGAATAGTATTCATAGCGTCCCAATATACAGATGATGCGGGATCAACTATTTCATGTATCAACTCTTCTATGAACATTAGATATGTACGTCTTCCATACCTGCTGTGCGTAATTTAATGATATTACTCATCTGCCATTGTTTGATATCCAATGCCTTGATAATACCTAACCAATGATTACGTAGCAGAGCAAATTCGTTTACGATTTTTTCTAAGTCAACTACATCAGCTTCACCGTCAACATATTTTTCACAGTCGCGACTACTTAATGCTCGTTGATAGTTTTCGAGATATTTCTTAAATGCCTTGGATCTTGTACGTCTAAGCTCAATATTGAGATATTCCAACACAGCCTCAATTTCTTGAAGCTGGTTGAAACGTTGCTCAACAATGCCAGGTAAAGCGGCAGAAGCCTTTTCTAAGTTGCCAAATACTCGGATTTCTCGCTTGGCTTGATCTAGCTCAGTATAGAAATACTCAATACAATCAGGCAAGTGACTGATGTCGTGACTGACTTTTGAGTACCAAGCCATTACCAGTCCTCGTCTTCGTCTGGTTCTTCGTTATACTCGTCTTTTGAATCAATGCCCTCATCATCAGTTACTGCTTTGATAGCATCATCAAGATGCGGATCATAGCCTGTATATGATTGCAAATTATCAACTGAAATGTCGTGACCAAGCAAAAAGTCTACATATTGATTGGCTGCCATTTCACGATTCTTTTCAGGGATATATTCACGGAACAGATCCCAAACTGTCATGATTAAATTATCATCCATTTGTAACGATTTCCTCTTCTTCAGTTGTCGATTCTACTGCTGTAGATGCTGGTGTCGCTGTTTCATCCCATTGTTTCATAATAGTATGGAGTTTATCTTCTGTCCAATTCTTACGGAACTCTGCAACGACTTCACCAGTTTCTTTATCAGTATATGCTAACTTGTTACCGCTCTTAGTTAAAATACCTTTAGCTTCAAATAGGTCAACTAACCCACTAGTTGGTGCCATACCTGTTGTATAAGGAATTTCAACTTGAACTGCTTCAAACGGTTTAGCATATCGTGTTTTCATGATTTTACATGCTGAACGAATGCCATTAACTGTTGTAGTTTTGTTACCATCAGCGTCAGTTTTGAGTTTAAGTTTGCGCATAGCAACTACAATACTTGACGCATAGATAAATCCTTGACCACCTGAAATCTTATCATCAGGGTCAAACATATCTTGCGAAGCGTATGTGTGATTTGTACAAACTAGACCAACATTATAACTGCCAAACATGTTTACACAATTACGAACAAGTGCTGTAAGTGCTTTAGGTTTACGACCCATATCACCTTTCATTTCACCTGCTTCAAATTGATTTACATCTGTTGGTGTTAATAACATACCTAATGAGTCAATTACGAACAGAACTTTTGGGCGTTCCTCTAAAGGCATTACCTTGTATTCTTTCATGAACTCACTGATAGTTTTAGCCACATCATCAATCATGGCCATGTTTAACTTCAATAGTTTATCTTCTGAAGTATTAACACCTAATGCGTGTAACCATGCTTCGTCAAGAGCATTTTCACTATCAACTAAGATAACGTAGATGCCTTGTTCTTGCGCGGCTTTGATAATATTACCAGAACAGATATATGATTTACCTGCACCAGATTCACCTGCAAACACTGTTACCTTACCTAGTGGAACACCTTTAAAAAAGTCTCCACTGATAAGATAGTTAAGTGCGTAATTGCCTGTTGAAATCCAGTCAGTTGGATCATTAAAGCCTACACCAAGACCGTCAATAGCCTTAGTGATAGACTTTCTAAATTTAGAAATATCAAATGCTTTTCCCATTTGTTATCTCCTTATGCTTTCTGTCTGTTTCTGATCATTGCTAAAATGTCTTTAGCACGGTCTGATGCATCTGCACCTGCTGATTCAGCTACTGGTGCTGCCGCTGGAGCCGCTGCCACCGGTGTTGGTGTGTCTAATGCACCGTCATCTTCATGGATTGCTGGTTCTACTGCTGCTACTGGTGCTGGGCTTGTTGTAGAACCTGTTGCTGTACCACTACCACCCATACCTGCTGGTTTGTAGTATTGACCCCAACGATCCATGTCAAATGCTTCACCATCTACTGATGCCGCAAACATTTCTGAAATAACTTTCAGTTCAACTTCACCTGGTTTCTTAGGTAAGAATGATTTCAAATCAAATAACCCGTGAGTTTCAATAGCCGCTTTTTCAGCATCACCTAAAGCACGTTCACGACGTGACCATGTTGATGTTGAATAGTCTGCATATCCACCTTTGGATGTTTTAATAATTTTAAAATCTAAACCACGAACGTAGTCTGTTGGTAATTCTTCAA